TCTTATTAAAGAGTTTATCGGCAATTTGCTTTGGTGAAGGGTTTTTCTGGCCATTAGTGGCTACCCATTCACCCCATCGGGCGTTCTTGACCATATCACGTATCTCTTTGTCTTCCTTTAGTTCTGGGTGGGCGTTCTCAGCCTGTTCCCATAGCTTCTGTTCTCGGATTTGTTCCTGAGCTTCCTTACGAGCTTCCATACGAGCCGTCTCGGTTGCTTGGGTAATCTGTTGATTGATAGCAGAAGCGAAAGCGTTAGGGTCTACGTTACCATCTGCGTCTTGCGGTAGATTGTTCCAGTCAAACGGTTGCGTTGGCGCTTGTTGAGCGTACGGCAAAGTATCGACTTGAACATCATCATACTCAGATGTTTCAGTTGGTGCTTCGTTAGTTTGTGTAGGTGCGGGAGCTTGTTCTGGCGCACTTATAGGTGCTTCTGTGGTAGCTTCTTGTTCCTGTGGAACTGGTTGGCTTTCTTGTTGTTCAACAGGCAATGGGCTTGCGGCCTCCTGGCTTATTGATTCTATTAGTTGATCTGATGATTCCTCCATTTGTATGCCTCCATTTAATTCATTTACATAATGAATATAACTTATTTACAAATAGACTATTTTCTAATTAGTTTTCCTACCGGGCATTTCGAACACTTGATACCATAGACGTGCTCGTTGTCTTCCGAGTGGTCTGGTTGCCAGTCGTGTACGCAGTTAGGGTCGTTGAGTTGTACCATATCTTCTTTTTTAATTAGCATAGACTCACCCATCTCGCCATCAACAACAGGTGTTATGTATAAATCATTTTCCACTAATTTTCTCGATGTTGTCAGCGGCTTGCTGGCCACTAGCTTCGATAGACTTAAAGGCGCTTATAACCATGCGTAAGCCCTCAATCTTATAGCGTACTTGGATATAGGTATCGTGATCCACGGGTGCGTCGTTTAGTAGTTGGTTGGCTAGGTCGGCTATTAGCATATTGACCGTTCCCTCAACAATCGACCAGTCTGGTAGTTCTTTTAAGCTGGCTAGTTTATTAGCGTTGTCTAGTGATTGCTGGTAGGCCTCTAGTTCTGGGTTCATTAGTACATTCCTCCGTTAGTTGGTGGTTGCATAGGATCTTGCCCCATTGGTGGTGCTTCCATAGGTTGTTCCATAGGCGGCATATCAGCACCCGGCATCATTGAACCGTCTGGCATTTGGTGCATAGGTTGTTGCATATCTGGTTCATCTACCAATAGGCCCTCGACTGATTTCATACCAAACTTCTCAGATACATTATCAAACAGCTCTTTGAAGTCAATAACGAGCGGCTTGGTCTGACCCTGAGTAGCTTGCGCTTGAGCTATCGAAGCGCTTTGTAAGGCTAGTGTCTGTTGTATAAATTGTAAGTATGATGCTCTCTGGTCTTCACGGCTAACGGGTTCCATAGAAGCGTCGTCAATGCGTAATTCCATATCACCCTGTAACATAGCTGGGTGGATTTCTTCATTGACTCCCTTTGGTCCAGGTACAGTAACAGCACGGTCTAGGTACTGTTGGTTATTAGATAGCCACATCATTCCTACTTGGTGGATTGACTGCTGGAAGTTAGCACGCATAAAGGCGATTATATCGCCAGCGGCCTGTTGTAGTCGCATAATTCCGGTTGCTGTGCCTTGTGTCTTGTCGGTAGATGAGCTGGTCTGACCAGTAGCGTAAGCCGATACAGTAGCGTCTTCGACAGCTTTCTCAAGCACTCCTAGTACCTGTTGTACGCTGGCTGGGTTTGGCTCTGGCATAGTAAACTTAGTTGGTGGTGTTCCCTGGTAAGTTATCTGTCCGCCGGGTTGAACGACAAAGTTAGATACACGTGAGTTCTCAGGTATCATATACATACCATCGACAGAAAGGTTCCAGTTGTCCATGTAGTGATTAAAAACGTCATTGACGGCACTCTGTAGGCGTTCTGTGAGCTCAAAGATACCCTCACCCCAAACATCGTATGGTCGTTGCTTAACGATAAAGCGTACCAGTGGGTATTTACCGTGCCAGTAAGGGTTCTCTTGTTCTCGTAATTCCACCCAGGGTAGTGGGTTACCACTCTTAGTGCCGGCGTCAGCGTAGGTGCATATCTTACTACCCTCGTAACACTCATAAATAGCAACGTAATCAACGGTCTTATCGGTTACGATTGGGTCTTGGTCGTTAGTTAGTCGGTTGCGTGATTTCTTATACTGAGCGAACTGATCGGCGCTGGCTCTGGAGTTTTCTAGCTTATCTAGGTTGTTGTATATCTTCTCGGCCTTATTCATTTCTTTGAGCTGATCTAGGGTCTTATATTCTTTTATGATAATCCAGGGTGACTTATAAAGGTTGGCTGCGCCGGGGGCAATAAATACATTAAAGATATTTACCGGTACTAGGTCGTTACAGCCGTGCTTTGATTCGGTAACTTTTTGTTTAGATAAATCTACCGTTCCGTCATCTCCAATAATGCGTTCGTATTGCTTTTTAGTCTTAACTTGCCACGGGACTTTAGCGAGTCCAGTTCCGGTTACCACAGCGTCAATCAAACAACTTAGCATTTTATCTCTAATCGACTCATCCATATTTGGGTTGTCGTAATCGTATTCAAGTTTGAGTTGCATCTTGTGAGCCATCTCTTTGACAGCTTCGTCACTAGCGTCTGGGTTTCTAAGAGCTACTTCAAAGCCAGGTTTAAGGCCGACAAACTTAGATATTAAGTTCCACGCCTTACCAGCTAGTATTGGAATAAAGATTTTAGATCGCCAGAGTGCGATGTTACTGTCATCGACTGTTGCGTACATAAGTTTGTACCAATCAGAAAACTTCTTGAACATTGTCTCCTGATTATTAACGGCTATCGTGTAGCGTTCTTTCCAAGTTTGTGCCGCTGGATCTTGATCTATTTTCTTAACCGGTTTCTTGACATTGTCTTTTTTCATATTATTATCATACCCTATTCTCAAATTAAGATTGGTCAATAACTACCCAACACCCTTTAAGAGCATTTGTGGTGCATAGGTCTGGGTTGCAAAAGCTGTGGCTGCAAAAACATAAGCCCAGTTCAAACTCGAAGCAGTTGGGGAACCAGTAGAAGTGTGCTGGAGTGCTGTTAAGTCATCGGTAGCAACTGCCAGACTACCAGACCAGCTTCCTGTTACTGCTGTGCTGGTTATTGTAATTGCTGGTGTTTGGTTGGCAACGTTTTTTCTAAAAGTCAGAGTTCGTGTATTTGTAGAGCTTGGTGCAACAGATAGGTCAGCTCGCAAAGCAGTAATTGTATGAGCAAATGCCAAAGACGATATTAAACTTTCGGTGGCATTCCAAACATCAAAACTAGATGAGTATGTAGTACCAGATACATTTACACTATCACCACCAAAGACAATTCCATTACCATCGACATTACTGTCATACTCACACGATATAGCTATTCTTAGAGCAGGGCTTGGTGCTGTAGGAGTACTTGGCGCAATTTTCCAATATAGTGTATCACCATTAGTTACAGCCACAGTACTAGCATCGGTATTAAACGAATTAGAGCTATCTAGTACCATTGAAATAGCTGTATCAATACCACCTTTAACTAAAGTTACGGTATAAGAGCCAGCAGTCAGCGTACCACCTATTAACTTACAGTAGGCATTTACTATATTCCCACTATCATTAGGCATAGTAACAGTAGCTGCACCAGCTGTTGTACTAATTCCACCACCATCTTGTACTCCTAAAAATCTATTAGCAGTAGTGCTTGCAGCTGTAATAGTTGTAGAGTACCAGGGCTGATTTGCACTTGTTACTGCTAATCGCCACTTGTTACCAGTAGAAGCAGCTGGTGTGCCAGTTGGTGTGCTTATAACACTTAGGGCATCGCCAGCAACAGAGATTTTTGCCTGTGTTGTATTGCTAGCAGTTACTGCTGCACTTGTTATATTTGCTGGTAAGCCATAAGATACAGACATTAGTCTTTCAGTAACACCACCAGGTGCAGTAGTTAAATCAAATCTAAAGTTAGAATAAACTGCTGCAGTTGGTGCAACAACAGGCTGAGTATCGCTCGAAGCCCAAGTAATAGCCGAACCACCATCCATTGGCTGAAATCTGGGGTTCGCATTCAAAGGCAAACTAGATGCGTTACCCATCATTATAGGCCATTGGTAGCCAGTCATTCCATAAAGTGAATAAAGCCTAGTAGTTTCAGTTGTAAAAGCACTCATATTTTGTGGTAAAGTACCATCGTATGTTCTAAGTAATGAATAAGATGTGCCTGTTATGGTGTCGTAGTATGTACCATTTGGTGCGTAGCCACCTACTGTTCCATACGAATAAGCAATCCTATAGCCTGCTGCTGGTAAAGTCGGGAACGATGAAAAGAAAAGAGGTTCGGCTAACGCTGTAGCTGTTAGTGATGTGTGCATTAACTCACCAGCACCATTATAAATACCAGCCACAGTATCGAGAGATTGACCACTTACTCCGATTACACTTGCTAAATTACCAGTAGTTGCTAATGTAGCATCAGAAGCGACTATAAGATTAGAAGTAGTTACTGCTGTTGCACCCAGCGTTGTATAACCAAAAGTAGGGTCAATTACTATTGGGTAGGTGGCGTTGTCTATAAAGTCTTGCGGTATAGTAATACGCATTTCAGTGTCTATATCTATATCACCCCAGACCTCCCAGCCAGTAGCGTCTTTTATGATTGGTCGGTAGATGTGAAACGCTTTGCCTGATTTATATTCGTTGCCTTGCTTACTATCGTGATATACAGCATACGAACCTGTTACTCTAGGACTTTGATATTCTGTCTTTACTTTGTCATCAGATATAGCTGGCTGTTTGCCAAACTTCAAATCTTTGGTTTGAATTGACATTGTATAGACATTGGTATCTGGCTTAGTAGCTAGCGTAATATCAAACTCAAAGCCATCTTCATTTTGCTCTGAAGCAGTCAATCGCCAGACATCATCTCTCTTGCCATTTACAATCCAGTTCTCGTTATTGTGTGCTGCTTCTATCTTAGCAATCTTGGCTTCTTCGGCTGGTGTGAATACTCTCGGCACAAGTGGCAATCCATAAAGCTCGGCATAGCGTTCTATAATCTCGGTAGTAATAGTATCTGGTAGTATATCTGGTAGCCCATAAGCATATTGGTCGCTTCGGGGTACAGGGTTAGGGTTGTTAGAATACGCTAATGCACCATTATAATCGTGCCCGAGATTTAGATAGGCGTAATACTGCCCACTAAAAAACCCAGTAGAGAAGAACTTCACATCTTTGTCGCCATCTTTGTAATACAGTTTGTATTTGTTTAGTGGTTTCTGGTATGCCTCTATTCCATATCTTGCCAATACCTCTGTAATAGCAGTGATTGTAGAGTTATGTATTTTATCTGTGTCGTCTTCTTTATTGTAATGCACTTCTATTAGTACCAGCTTGTTGTCCATTGTCATTGGGTCATTCCAGTTAGTACCAGATAGGCGTACTTCTGGTATATCTAGTTTGCTTCGGTCTAAAAACTCATTAGCGTTATAAAAGCCATAATACATCATCGCTCTTTGATTTGAAGAATATATATGTATTGTATGGCCCCAGTTAAAGTATCTATCAACTTCATAGCCAGCAGCTATTCTCTGTGGGCTGATTTCGCCCTCGTCTATTAGTGATATGTGGGTATCTGGTGTAGTGGTGCTAACAAGTGGCTCAAAGCTGGCAGATACATCGCCCTGTTCCCAGATAGCCTTATCGCCATCAAGTGTCATCGTGTGGGGAGTTTCATCGTGAATAACGCCAACCGATAGATTGACTTCATTATTCCAGCCTTTAATCTTTACTCGTGGCAGAGCTTCTGGTTGTTTTTCATCACCAACAACAGTTTCCAGATGCTCTACTGGGTCAGCCGAGTAAGTAGTTCCCTCTTGTTGCATATGTTACGCCTCGTCGTAATAAGATACTGAATAATGTATTGTTTGTGCCGAGCTAAGGTTTAAGTTTAATAGTGTAGCACTAGCTGTTGAGAATATAAAGTCTGGTGCAGGTACTACAAGATTAGCACCAACGCTTACACCAGTCGGTGCTTGTAATATTACTTGCCAAAGCACTGTTGTACTTGATTTGAATATACAGGTAACAGCAGTAGTCGATGTAGTAGTTAGCGAAAACGCTTTAATCTTCAGCTTGTTAGTTCCAGCATTTATAATTGTATTATCACCACTTGATGAAGCAGTACCAGCTTTAGATAGTATCGTTTTGCCAGCATCATTTGCTTGTACTATACGAGTTGTACCTGTACCAGTAGCACCTACGCCACTAGATATAGTATTACCTGCTAACTGATTTACATTGACCGACTGATTAGCTGTCAATGCACCGATAGTATTAGAGCCAGTTTGTAATGTGGCATTTGTTACTGAACCAGTTTTAGTTACTACTTCATTTGCGTTAGCTGTTACTTGGTCTATTGATACTTTACCGATTAGGGCTGAACCCGCTGCTATGATTGGGGTGTTGGCCGCCAGTGATACAGCTAGTGTGCCAGTACCTGCATTGGCGGTTACTGTACCAGATACTGGTTGAATAGTATCGGCAAAAGCTGAAGTGTCAGAGCTTTCAATGTCGTAGTCTATACGTAATTTATCGCTGTTAGCTTCTCCACCCTGTAATACAGATAATGTAATAACATTGGTTGCTACTGTTGCTGTAGCTACAGTGCTATCAGCAAAGTTATAAAGTATCTTATTGGTTGTAGTGTTGGTTATAAGTGCTAATTTGTCTAATCTAACAGTAGTAATGTCAGTAAGAGTAATAGTCTTAGCTGCTACTGAGAATGTATAATTTTTTGGTAGTCCTTTTGCCATAGTGTTTCCTTACAGTGCCGCCGCCATCGCTATTGCAAATGCTTTTGTAGCAGATGACGAAGCTGGTGATGAGTTAGTTATTATTGGTGCAGATGGTGTGGTGTTGTCTATTGTGATACCAGTTCCTGCTACTAATGATTGTACCACGCCTGCAGCACCAGTGGCACCAGTCGAACCCGTAGCTCCCGTTGCTCCAGCAGCTCCTGTAGCTCCCGTAGAACCAGTAGAACCCGTAGCTCCTGTAGAGCCAGTAGCACCTGTACTTCCAGTTGCTCCAGTAGAGCCTGTTGTTCCTTTATCAGCCAGCACCTGCCAGTAGGTAGTGTTGGTTGGTACAGTTCCAGCAACAGCGTCTAAGAACATTACATAAGACGAACCAAGATAATCTACCGAGTCGCCAACTGCGTAATCAGTACCAGCATTGTATGCTCCTTTTGGTACTAAACCACCACTTACATTAGTAAATTGGATTGGATCCGTAAGTTTGACAATTTGAAATCCCATTATGCGTATGTCCCCGTTGCCCGATTATTCCATGATACATCAGTTGCTACTTTACCACTAGCAGCACTAGAGCTTGCTAGGTCGTATAATACTATTGTCCAGCCAGTTGAAGCGTTTGAAGTACCGATGTCTGCCGAGCCTGTATAAATTGAAGTAGAGCTAGAGTAATCGTATCGTTCTGTCGTATTGGCGGCAACACCGGCTCGTTCCCACGTACCAGCACCGCTATTCCATAAATAGTTATCTACTCGTTTAGCGTGATTCTCTGGATCGTGTTCTAGCTGATTAAGCTGTCCGGCTGAGTTAAAGTCTGATGTTGCCATTAGATTCTCGCAATCGCTTTCTTACAAGCTGACTCAAACTGTGCTAGAGTTATATCTAAAAACACCAGTATTTTCTCGGCTGGGATTTCGTAGATATTATCTTGGTTGTCGTATTGTACTTTTATCTTCATAACTGGTTCCTTATAATTGACTCAGCAACTTTTCGTTGGTATCAATCTCTTTCCTAAGTTTAGCGTATTCATAAACCTTATCTAGCCTAGTCTCACCCATCCTGAGCGTTCCTAGTCGGTTCTCAACGCTTTTTATGGCGTACATTAGCTCGGCATCAGTCATGCCTTCCTTATAAAAGTAGTCGTTAATATACTTTGCTCGTGTAGTCTGTTCGTGGTTGGCTTCTGTTATCCCTAACAGGTTGGCTATCTTAATACCATCTACTTGCACCGGCGCTGTTGCCGGGCTTACTGATACATCTACTCCGTCGTCTTTTGGTGTTACTGTAATCTTGTCGTTCATCTTAATGCTCCTATCGCTCTTATTAGTTTCTCTGTGCTATCTACCCAATCACTGAAAGGTTCGACTGCTAACTTATATCTTAGTATCTTTTGGTGGGCCTTGTCGTGCATAATCTCTACTAGCTTCTCGACATAATTGTCTTTATCGCACCTGATTCCATATCTAACGGTTTCAGCTAGCGCCATCGTGGGGTAGATCACTGGTATCGTCTGACAGACCTGGGCTTTGACAGCACTCATACAGAATAACTCTCCACCGATACACGGATGTAGCCAGAAGTCGCTGGTTCTAAACAGTTGATCCATCAAGTCGTCATCTACTTGACCTAAAAACATTGTATTGGGCATATCCCGTGGTTTAATTCCGTAAGTCACCAGTAGCGTAGCTCGTGGTTCTAACTCTACCACCTCTGGCCACAAGCGTTCTAGCTCGTCAAAGCCTCTGTCTGGGCTTGAGGCGTACAGGCACTGGAACTTAGTCTTCTTATCAGCGTAGAGCGTGCTGGAGTTGTAACCATGTGGCACCACTCTGGCTCTGCCCACGAATCCCAGCTTATCTAGGGCGTACTTCGATGGGAATATAACCCCAGCGAACCGGCTAACGTCTTTTTCAGCTATATCTGTTTCATTAGTCAAATACCAGACGTTCTTATCGTTAGCGTGTTCAAATTCTAGGTACTTTACATTGACTTCTTTGTCGTGCGGTACGTAATCGGCATAGCCCTTGTACTGAACACCCTTATATTCGGTAGGTTGGCCATTGTAATAGACTGTTACGGCGTAACCACGCTCTTTTATGTTAGTTGCCCACTCTCGAACGCTCTCTTCGGTACCAGCAAGGAAAGTATCGTGTGGCGACCAGCCCTCTGTCTCGTAAGTAAGGACCGGGTTGCAGATAAATGCGATTGATTGTGCTAGTTTTTTCATTAGTCTATTGTCCCATACTTGTTTTTGTATGCCATTAAAGCTTCAGTGTAATAAGTATCGTCAGGATCTATCACCTTAAAGGTCTTTTTACCCTCGTGGAAGATAGTACCGTTGTGGTTTTTGCCTATGCGTAAGCCTTTTTCGAGAGCGTCGTGCCACAAGGCAAGGTCTTCAGCGTATCCTCTGCCGAAGTCTGTACTCAGCATACCTAAATCACGGAATACGTCTGACTTGATCGCCCAACAGCTACCAAACTTGTCGCCATCGGTTATGATATCGGCTTTATTGTATCCGTCGCAATCAGAAGTCCTGATACTCATAATGTCGTAGTCCTCTAGAGGCTCTGTAAGGGCTTCAAACCAGCCTTCGGTAGCAAGTGTGTCATTGTTTAATACTATTGTTATATTGCCTGTACTGGCCTCAAAACCAGCATTTACAGCACCAGCGTACCCTTTGTTGTCTTCTAGGTGTATGTTAGTAGCAAAGTCTATCTCTGCTACAACCGGCGAACCATCATCGACTACTATAATCTCGTGTGGAGTACAGGTTGCTTTAACGGAATTGACGCAGTCTTGTGTCATTTCGACATAGTCCTCGTCTATGTAATAGGCTGGTATGATAACAGATACTTTCATTTAATTAACCCCACGCTTAGGTTCTCTTCCACCGGGTAGAAGTCAGGGTCTCGACGAGCCACAACCTTAAAGCCAGCGTTTAGAGCGTGTTGTTCAATTAGTGCGTAGTTCCACGGGTTACGATGGATACTACCAGCGTGGTGTTCCCAATCGTCGTATCTATCCTTATCCCAGGGTCTGTGGTATTCACCCACTAGGTTGTGTCGCCACTGATCCGTTAGTCCGTCTCTTAATATAAACTTACAGATTACATCTATGTCAGGTGTTTCAAGTATGCAAGTGCCACCCTCTTTCAGCACTCGATAAAACTCTTCAAACATCTTCTGATTTAGATTGTATGGTACGTGTTCTATTACCTGATAGGCTACTATCTCATCTACGCTGTTATCCTCGTATGGTAGCTCAGTAATATCTGCTTGCACGTCAGCAGCCTTATCGTACTTATCCACAGATATAAAGCCGTCTAGCTTGGTGTCACCGGCTCCAAGATTTAGTTTTATTTGGGCCACAGGTTTAACCCTTCAAGCTCTGGTGGTAAATCAGCTTTAATAAAGTCGTGTAGTGTATCAGGTGTAGTCGGGTGTACGTCTTGCACGCCAGGTTCCCAGGTCTTCCATACATCGTTAAACCATTGAACAGTATCGAAGTCGTTAGCGTGGGCGTAGTGAGTTATCTTCTCGTATACTTCCATGTCGGTTCTAGCCCAGCTAAAGTGGTGAATAAAGACCGGTGCTGTTGCGTAACTGCTACTGACTACCCGTTTATCTACGAACCTTATACCGGGTCTTACTAGAATAAGCTGTTGGTAATCTTTTGGTGGGTCAGCAACCCAACCGTCTTTCCAGTAGGTTAGCTGATGATCGACTACAAAGGCATCGTTCTGTGGAACAGAGTCTATAAGTTCCTTTAGCTTAGCCCAGTTGTCGTCATCCAAGAACTCGTCGGGATCTAATACTATGATCCAATCGTAGTCACCGAATAAGTCTTGTCCAAAGTTACGCTGTTCGTGTTCTGTCTCCCACGGTCTTTTGATTACCATAGCACCGTTAGTCTCTGCTACCTCGTAGGTGTCGTCTCTAAAGACGTTCTCGTCACCAAACCAAGGCTTCTCGCTTACTAGAACACACTTAGTTAGTACCCAATCGGGTATATGCTGCAACCACGGACCAATGAAACGCTCTTCATTAAGTGCTATGGCTACAACAGCTACTTTCATCTCAGTACCTTATCCCATACTTTAGCCACATCAGCCCAATCAACGTTATCCACAGGTTTAGTCACGTGGTTACTCTTCAAGGCTTTGACTAGGTTGTCCACATATTCTCTCTGTTTATCCACATTAGTGTAGATGTCTTCACACTTCACGGTGTAGGTGTTGTCCTGTACGGTTTCCTCTAGTGCGTAGCAGCCGGTGGTAACAGGTATACAGCCAGCTTCTTGAGCCTTGAGTGCAGTGATGCAGTGTATCTCAGTAAACTCCGTGGGGTATGCCCATACTTTAATCTCTTTCATAGCGCTAGCTAGTTCTTTGTGACTCACTCTACCGTTCTCTGTAACACCGTCTAGGCTGTTGATTAGTTGTGTTATCTTAAACCTCCAGCGCATTTGCTCTGGGTTCTTGGCGTGTACCTTATCGAACGTATCCCAACCGTAGTAGATGTCTAGCGTAGCTTCTGGTATCTGTTTGAGTACGTCTGGCCACATCTTTAGCAGGCATTCTAAGCCACGATCGTAGCTCGAGAAGTATCCGACGCTATTCTTCATTAAGTTTCTCAATCTTTCGGTTTAGCTTGGCAGTCTTCTTGGCAGTCAGTCGTGGTACTTCCATCCACGCTGTACCAACGTACTCGTATATCTTTCCCCAACGCTTAACGAATAACCCGTAACCTGTTTCTATAATCTTCATATTTCCTCCACGATTTTAGTTTTTACTTCTTTAACCATTAAGCAACCAGGGTGCTTTAGTTGTTCACCAAAGGTTTCACTGAGCGTAACAAACGGCCCTAGACGCTTACAGATATCTATCTCGTCGGTATCTATTAAAAGGTAGTAGAGAGTTTTCAAAACTGACTCCTCTTTATTCCGTTACCTACTATCTTAAAGTTAGCTTTTGTCGATAGGTAATCCGGGTACAGACTTCGGTGGTAAGCACTCTTTACAAAGAACGTATCGACCACATCTTTGACTTTATCTAATCTCTCGGGTTGGATTGTGTCGTGTAGATCAACTGCTATGTACTTAGCCTTAAACTCACTAGCTAACTCGGGAGCACGCCATATCACCAGCCTATTAAACGTATCTTCGGTGTTGATTGTATTCCAAGGCAAGTACCGGACTGCTGTACCGCCCTCTCGTAGTTCACCATCAAACTCTGTGGTATGTTCTATGAAGTCGATGTGTTCGTCATCTCTCTCGTTATAGACGGTTACTTCCCAGCCTAGTTGAGCCAGCTCACGTGTTAGGTATACGATAGCTTCTTCACTACCACCCATACCAGCACCTAGCGTATCTGCTCCCCAGACTTCGTTAGTTGGTCCACAGAAGAAGACCAGGCTCTTATCTGACCATACGGTAGGCTTGAAGTATTGCTGTTTCATCTTCGTAATACGGCTATCGAAGGTCATATCATTTGGCAGGCTTTCAAACAGCTTACCGACATCACCCTTCTCTTGTGATATAAACTCGGCTAGTTCTTTAATATCTTTAATAGCCATGTGCTCTTGGTAGTTGTATTTGAGTAGTGGCAACCAGTAGTTAGCGTCTTCGTTGCGTGGTGATTGCCTTAGGGCTTCTAGTATCGTCTCGTAAGCGTTCACAGAGTCTAGCAGGTGCGTGTAGGCTACTGCCGCATATACTAGACATCTAATTGATACCATTGGGTCAACTACCGAGAACGTCTTAGGTTGTGGCTTACCAACAGCTGTTTTCATCCAGTCAATCACTTGTCCCCACTCTTCGTTGGAGTAGGCTATCTGAGCTTTAATGTAATAAGCGTCTGGGTAGCTCGGTAGCAAATCAATAGCAGCACTAGCAGCAGCGTGAGCTTTAGCAGGGTTATCGGCTATGATGTGTATCTCAGCAATCTTACACCAGCTGCGGTACTTCTCTTCATCCCAGCCACTGGTTTCAATATGCTCCAAGAACTTCTCAATAGCTCGGTCGTACTTCTTGAGTCCAAAGTAAGATAGTGCCAAGTAATGTGTGATACGTGGGTCTTTATCTTTCTTGTATTCTCTTAGTAGTATCTTATGATTGCGTTCGTTACTCTCCGGGGCTTGATCGACGTGCTTGTTGTGTTTGACTACAATCCTATCATCGTATGAACCTTTGGGTTGGTCACCTATAAGAGTTTCGTGTACTGCACCTACCCAAGCAAACGGATGTGAGCGTCTTATCAGTCGTTCCCTATCGTGGAGTGCCATACACTCGCCAGCAGAGTTTTGTATGTAGTTATACGGCCAGAAGGTAACGTCTGTCTTCTCTCGTTCCATTTGGTCTACCATATCAGGTAAGAAGTCAGCGTGTAGTATCTTATCGTCAGAGTCTAGCCAGAACCAGTAGTCAGTGTCTATCTGTTTGAGATTATAGTTACGAGCCTTAGCGAAGTCTGCTACCCAGTGGAAGTAACTAACCTTTAGTTTAGGATACTTCTCTATCAAATCCTCGAACTCGTCTTGTCTGTCTTCACTGGTTACTGTTAGAAAGCACTTATCTATCTGGTCGTAGACGCTAATAAGTATCTGCTCAAAGGCTTCTACTTCATCACGAACGATGATACCCAATCCGAGTGTCATAGCTCCACCGGCTTTCTGACGGCTTTGCCTACCCTGTGAATACACTTAGCGTATATCTTAGCTGGTACTTCTGCGTCGTTATCGAATGCTTTTATAAGGTCAGGGCGATCAGGTCTATCGATAAATACAATCATATTGCTGCCGGGTCGAGCAGTTGTAGCTGAGCCTAGTAGTTCCATCTCGTGATACACCAGAAAAGCAGCCAATGGTAGGTCTCTTGTTTGGTATGTTTCTACTGACATTTTATCACCCTCTTTAATTTACGGTAAGCATACTGCTCTGGCTTACTTTTGTCAAGTGCTCAATCCAATCTCCTGCCGGTGTATTGATCGAACACTCCAACAACCTTAGCTGGTCCACGCTCTTCTCTGGGCTTGAAAGTCTCTAGGCCATAACGTATTGCATCCATGGCGTCACTCATATAGTGGTCTGGTACGTTTAGTATGTTGCCTTCTCGGTCTGTCTTCCACATATAGTTCTGATACGACTTACGCACGTTGTGTGAGCGTTTGGTGACACTTATCTGCTGACCTTGTACCCACTGAATACCCTGACTAACAGAACCCTGTCCTTTGTTAGCACCCACTACGTTACAGCCATACTCTGTCATCTCGTCAATACTCTTAGGCTCGGCTGAGTCAGCTACACACATTACGTTAGGGTCTGGTTGATTCATTAGAGTATCGGCTATCTGTCGGTTCTTCATACCAATCCTGTGGATAAGTTCGTCTATGATATAACCTCCGTTGTATGAGTAGATATCCACAAGGCAAGCCGGGTCTTGTGCATAACCGAAGTCTAGTCCTCGACGTTCTAGCCGGGCTTCGTGTGGTAAATCAACGTCTAGCTTCCAACCTTTGTATATCTTACCCTCTACTTCACCAAGTTGTCCTTCACCATAGACAGTCCACCAGCTTTTGTTGTCTTTGCGTGATTCGATTGACGCTACGATGTTCGGATCAAGTGCTTCGTTGTCTTTGTATGTGAGAATAATAAAGTCTACGTTGGGTTTGTCTTTGTAATCAGTATAAAACCAAAACTCTCTTGTTGGATTCCAGTCACCCCATATTACGTCTTTAGTACGCACTTCTAGCTGCTCAAAGGTCTCTTTGGGTATATTGTTTAGCTCATTGACAAATAGTCTGTCACGCCTAGGTCCACGCACCTTGTGGGGCATATCTAAACTGAAGAATTCTATCTTAGAACCTGTTTCGAATGTATAGGTGAAGTCTGATCTATTCCAGCTATCATCTTTGTAGTAGTTGTGCGATTGCATAATGTTAAGGAAATCTCTAATTGCTCCACGCTTTAAGTGTGGTACAGACTCTGAAGTAATGCTAGTTAGTGTCGCAACCTTATCAGTCTGTGCTTGGTTTATTAGTATTTGAATTATAGATATCGTCTTACTGGCTGACGTACCACCGGCAACTCCCCTAACCCTCTTGGTTAGACTCAATAACTTCTTGACTGCTGTAGTTGGCTGATACATTTAGTTCCTTTATGTTTACGGCTTCAATTCCATTTAATATCGGTGTCGGTAAGTCTTTATCATTAGTCGTTATATCTTGCTTTGGCTTGAACTCTTTAGCTCTACGTTCTAAGTACCACTTGGCTGTATTGGTATCGCTTTCGATATCATCTACTACCTTACGCTTTGCTTTCAGCACTGGCTCATCTTGCCATTTAGCAATCTCTTGTATAAAGTCTGGCTCTCTTTTGATATGATTATGCAGCGTTTTTACAGAAATGCCAGAGTATCTGCACGCTTCTTCTTGCGTTGCGCCGATTAAAAATATCATACGCAAATCTTTTAATACTTGTTCGGTCATAACCGTAGGTCTTCCTATCTTAGGCATATTGTTCTTCCCATTTATTATGTTTGTGCATATTACAGGGCGGGCATAGCCATTGAACATTTTTAATACTATGCAATCCACCCTTACTAACTGGCTTTATGTGGTCAAGGTGTTTACTTTCACTAATACTAGCATTACAAATAACGCATTTATATTTTTGTACTTCCAGCATACTCTTTAATTCTTTTGCATTTATGGTGTTGTCTGAAATAGTTTTAAGCAATACTTTTCTTTTTCTAGATGCTTCTCTTTGTCTCAATTCCTTAAGTTCAATAGCTGTATTAGTACAAGATACGCAATTTCTTTTTTTATAAAGACCCTTTCCATCATACAGTAGGGATGATAGTATCTTATAACATATGCGACATTGTCTTTTATTATTTATGGCTTTAGCTAGACCGTGTAGTAGGTTTTTTGCAAATATGTATACTTCAATATCATAAAATCCTATATTATTTTTTAAGTATTTGTTTATGGTTTGAGATTTAATTTTGTTCTCAAATAAATAACCACTATCATATAGAAAGTTTCTTACATTTCTATGCACGGCAGGATAAAGATATTGGGCTGGTGTCATTACGGTAGCTTTAGCCATTGTCTTTTGCCTTGTAATCACTTCTTTTATAATCAGTTGCTATGATACGCATTGTCTTCTGTTTGCTTAAGCCTATGTTCTGACCTAAGTTGAATATCTCGCTAGGCTGGATTGCTGTTGGTCGTAGGCTAGTAGGCTTGGTTGGGATGTCTTCTACATAGTATTGACCTTTGATAATTGCTGAGCGCATATCTGGATCTATGTTTTTGAGTGGTATATCTTTGACACCGGAGTTCTCACTAGAGTTCTCTATTAAGCAGTAGAAGTCGTATAGCGCCTGTATAAAGCCGATTGGTAAGTCTTCGAAGCCTTCTGGTAAGTTGTTCATTTGGTTGTCCATTTGTTAGTTTATAGTTATATTATAACCTATTTACGAGTCGCAACACAGAAACCCCGCATTGCTGCAGGGCTGTGTGAATGAATTGGTAACTTCACTATAGCACATTATTATAATACAATGCAATAGCTACCCTTACCCTTTATTAGCCTCCGGCCCCAGAGCTTCCTCGATCCTATTTGGTCTGGCTTCCCCTCCCTTGCTTCCCTCCCTCCTAGCTATAAGCTTCTTAATGCAACTTATATGTTAGCCAGTCGGTCGGTCGCTTCGGTCGGCTGTTAATCTTATCTACACATTGTTTTGATAGCTGTGTAGCAGTAACAGTCTGCTCCTTACTAAAACCCAATTCGTTCAGGTTGATTCAACGATACCACAGTTTTATTATATTTAGCAAGCCTTTTATGCTACAGACTTTTTAACTATAAAAAAACAACCCCAGTTAGGACTAGGGCTGTTTATTACCGCCGGAGGTACGCAGTCTGGTAAGGACTATTCTCTTGCCGGCTAGTACATGTAGGAATGCCTTACAGCGAACTGACTTTGTACTATGCTACTAGTATATCATACCCGTTACGCTTTTGTCAATACTTTTATTGTCTACTAAAATGCCCGCAGGGGGTGAACAATCAATAGATCGAACCTGCGGACAGAGCTATTATACTATATTAAAAGTGTACTAAAATCAACTATAAAAAATGTCTTATCAAAAGCCTTGACAAGCAATAAGCGTAAGCGTACAATAGAGATATAAAGAAAGGGTGAACAACATGGGTGAGCAAACAACTAACATATCAAAGTTAATATCGTGGTATAAGGCTGGATTGATATCCAAATATACCTTTGTAGATAAGCTGATTGACGCAATGGATGAAGCTGACTGCAAAGATAGCGTGGAGGCAATTACTAATGGAAGAGTCGTTATATTCTGATAGTATCAAGCTAAAGTTTACACATAGTGGACATCGTTATCAAATAGATGCTGGTAGTGGTTGGAAGCCTGTGCAGGGCGTTACGACCATACTAGGCAAGGTAGTGGCTAAAGATGGTTTAGTGAATTGGGCTGCTAACCTAGCTGTGCAGGCTATGGTCGATGGTGCCACTCCAGACGAAGCCAAGAAAGCTCACATTAGAAAGAAAGACGCCGGTGCTGACGTTGGTTCAGAAGTTCATAACTACATTGAGAACTTTATAAAGACCGGCAAAGAGCTGAGCGTTACGCTAGAAGCTGAGCCGGCTGTGGAAGCCTTTCAAGAATGGCTAACGCAGCGTACCGTTAAGTTCTTACATAGTGAGATACCAGTCTACTCTAAGAAGTACGACTACTGCGGTACCTGCGACTTCGTGGCTGAGGTAGATGGCCGACGCTACATTGGCGATTGGAAGACTGCCGATCCAAAGAAAGAGTGGAAGAACAACAAGTACACCGGCAAGCTAACAGCCTACCCGGAGCATTTCATACAAGTTGCTGCTTACGATCAGGCGTTGTGTGAGATGGGTTACGACTCGTTCGATGGACATATGATTGTCTACGTTACTAAGGGTGGAACACTACACACTTTTATAAACAAAGACGTCAATGCCAATAAAGGTGCTTGGCTTGGTGCATTGTTATTAAGCCGCCGGTTACAAACACTCGATAATTCAAGTTATTAAAAAAAAGACTTGACAAGCTAATTATTTAAGCGTAACATCTAAAGTACAATAATAAATTAATGAAAGAGGTGAACAATGGATAAGATAGGATTTGACGATTGGATCAGCGACCAGGATGTAGAGTATGTTTTAGTGGCTAAGGTTAATGACGAGGTTGCCTACCGGCGCATAACTTCAGACATTGGCAACATTGGCAAGGACTTGGAACACGCCGAAGAACAGGTTATGCAATTACTAGAGAGCCAATACGTAGACGATAACTACGACTCAGAGCTTAAAGAAGAAAGGTTCTTAAACGAAGAGAGGTTTATAAGCAATGAGCGAGTATAAGATAAGTAAAGTATCTGACCAAGAACCTAAAAAGTACGATGGTCAGTACGGTACTACCTACTACATCAAAGTAATGCTCGATGGTCACGCTAAGCCGGTCGAGATCGGCAAGAAGTCGCCAGACGCTCTTAAAGCTGGTGATACAGTCTATGGAAGTATTACAGCTACCGAGTACCAGACTGATAAGTTTAAGGGTGAACAGAAACCTTTCGAGCAAGGCTCGTTTAATAAGGGCTTTAACAAGGTCGAAGACCCAGCCAAGCAAGATAGCATTATAAGACAATCTTCTATGAAGGCTTCTATTGACTTAGTAAGCAATGGAAAGATTGACTTGGATGAGCTATACACTAGGGCTGACGACATTGTCGCTTGGGTCAAGAACCAGTTACTCGTGCTACCAGAGTCACTTAAAAAAGGTGAACCGCAAACAGACGAACCACCACTAACTGAGCCAGAGGAAGACTTTGATGAGGAGATTGACTTCGATGACATCAAGTTCTGATATCTTCGCCGTACCATCGACAATCGTAAAGGTTGAAACGATGAGTGATCGAACCCTCAAGTTGCGAGTCGATACGACACGTGAATTGCCAGCTGACGATGAAGCAAAGATTATGCACCTAAGGGGAACTCAGGGCTGGTTCGTATACAGCGACAGAGAGGTCACAGAAAGCGATATACCAGAAGTTGGTATAGACCACGAGGTTAGTGAGAAAAGTCCGTCACAGCGCCTTAGAAACGTTGTGTGGCTACTCTGGGACAAGAACACCAGCAAGCAAAAGACTTTCGATATCTACTATCGTGAGGTTATGGATAAAATAATAAACAAATTGAAGGAGGATTTATAATGGCCGGTAATATAATTGGTGGAATCAAAGCAGGTAAAACAAACAAGAAACGTTATGGTAAGGACTTTTACAAGTCAATCGGTGCTATGGGTGGATCTAAAAGCCGAGGTGGTGGATTCGCTAGTGATGTGGTTGGCGCAGACGGTCTAACCGGGCGTGAGCGATCAGTAATTGTCGGCACTGCCGGCGGTATGATTAGCAAACGAGGTAAAGCAATTAAACTAAACCAAGGAGAATAAAATGGCAACATTTACACAAAAGAACACGGTTATTGTACTAGCAATAGTAATAGTATTGGCTAACATAGGCTTCGCCCTGTATCAGAGCAATCAAATGCCTAAGCAGGTTAAGAAAAGCGTTGAAAGCTACTTTCAGGCACACAAGGCTGAGTTAAAAGGTGATAAGGGTATTCAGGGCGTTCCTGGCGAAACTGGTGCTGTCGGAGCTGCTGGAGCAGCAGGTCGTACTGGAGCAGTCGGAGCAAGTGGAGCAACTGGTAGTGCTGGAAAAGCTGGTCAAGATGGTATGAACGGTTGTACTTGGGTCGATGGTTACGGATGGTATTGTCCATAAATTAAACTAAAAGGAGGGTGAAGTGTATAAAATAATATGGGTAATAATATCAGTAACAGCAGTGCTGGTCTTACTATGGTTCTGCTGGTTGGTTTTTCAACTATCTGACTTGGTAGCGTGCAGTAATGTACCATTTGATGAGCTAACAGCACACTGTGTCGAGGTAATAAAATGAAGGATTTAGAAAAAAAAGTAATCAAGCTCTACAAGAAAAGAGCTAAGGCTCACAAGGTTCTCTTGGAAGTAGATATAGAACTAGACGACCTGATTAAGGTATTGGCAGGGCTATGACTTTCGAAACCAAAGACTCTGGCAAGCGTATCAACTACGACTCGGGGATGGTCAGGGACACTACAGATGGCAAAGCCCGTTACGACCTAATACCACTACCAATGCTTAAAAGGTTGGCAGAGCTATACGCTCGTGGTGCTGAGAAGTACGATAAAGACCTACCAATTAACATAGATAACTGGTATAATGTATGCACGACAATATGCAAGAAAAACCACTTAACCGATATAGATACCA